TCCAGCTTAACCATAATTGGTTCGAACATATTATCAGGCCATTTTACCGTCTCGTGAGCCTGTGTGAGGTCGGCATAAGCCTTCGTTTCCAACCTTAATACTTCAGCCAGGTCCATCAGGGCCTCGTTAAAAACATCTATAATGTCCTGATTATCAAAAGTCAGGCCCAGCTTTCCCTCAATCTGGTTTTTAATTTCATTGACTGTCATTAGGTCACCTCCCAGGCCAGCCTCCTCACAGGTTTATGAATTTCCTGTGCGATCCCCTCGGCACGGTTACGCCTGTCCCTTTCGTTTCGCTTCTCCAACTCCTTGTTCTTCCTTTCCATCTCTTGGAAGACCAGGATACCGTGCCTACGCAGATCCTGCTTCCTAACATAGGTCTCCGTCCTCGCATCCAACTCCTCATAGGGAACGGATAGGGAAAAGCTACTCCCCTTGTTAGCGAGGCTGTGAACCTCGAACTTATTCGTTTTTAAATTGCGAACCACAAAGAGGTTGGGGTCGTTCTGTCTCAACCTCTCGGGTATGTTTAGAGAGTGTGTGTAAACAGGTCTAAGGTGCGGTTTACCTGCGAGCCTGTTTTCTATTTCTGTTTTACGCCACATACTATCCCTCCTGAACTTATTTACTCGGCCTTATCGGTTGTTACGTCCACAACCGCTACAGCGTAAGTGCCATCGTTTAACTCTATGAGCTTTAATTCAATCATATTACCTTCAGAATCTTTAATTAAAGTAGATTTATCAGCCATTACTCTGCCCCCCACTTATAAAAATACAAAGGGGGAATTTCTCCCCCCTTTGTTTACTGTCCGATAACTGTCAGTATTGCCGTTTTTTCCTGTAAAGCCGTGTTATCTCCAGCAACTTCGCTATTACCGTCCACGAAAAATACTATCTTTTCGTTATCCTTGTCATACTTGGCATAATGACCGCTTGAGGCAACACCGCTCAGGTTTTTAACTACGGTAACGCCCATTTGTTTGGGCTCCACCTCGATACCCCCAGTAGCGTATGTGAAGTCATTTGCGAACTCAATAATAACAAGGTTTACAAAAGCGTTACCGATTTTATATCGTTGCACTTCTTTGATATCGAAATTGGTTGCCGCCATACTTTACTACCTCCCCATCGCCACGATAATGGCTTCGGTGTCCTTTAACTGTTCACCGTTATCATTCTCATCGGGGTCTAAAGCTTCAACCTCGACACCGCCTTCTTGAAAGGCACGGATAACACCGTTTTCTTTGTCGTAAAGAAAATAAAAGCCATCCTCGTTAGTTCCCGTAATACTGAAAACAACCTGCATCCCTATATCCTTTTTAATATCCACAGGGATAAATTTTTCAGCCTCAGGGCACACCTTAAAAGCATCAGCTTCGGAAGCACCGCCAGTAGAAGCAATAGATTCGTCCTCCACTGTTAACTCGGTGTCATTCTCAATCGCCGTGACCTTTGTTTCATCTTCACCTTCACCGAAATCTGCACCGTCAATTTTAATGGTATCCCCGATCGTTAGTTCTTCTGTGAACTTGGTATCGGCACCGTTAACGGTTTTTGACTCATTTTCGATAGTGACATTGCCTGACAGTTGTTTCCAGTCTTCTTTGTAGATAAAATCATTTTCAAAGGTTACGGGTAATATGTTGATAAAAAAGTTTTTCCCTTTATATCTTTCAAGTTGCCCGATAGTAACAGACATCGTCTCACCTCCAATTAAAACGAAATATTGCAAAAGGGGCGACCCATAGAGCCGCCCCGTCTACAATAACTACTTTATTGACTAAAGCTCGGTAATATTTTCCATTACGAACTGTCCACGAGGACGCTGGCAAGCGATATCGCAGTACTTCACGAGGGAAGCTTCCCATGCGGCCCTGTCAGCTACACGAGAGAGCATACCTCCGTCTCGGTCGAGCCAATTCCAATCAGCCATCTGTGCCATCATCCAGTCGTTCAGGTCCAGTCCGAAGAGCTTGCCCTCAGGCACATACTTGTCGGTTACCAGAGCAATCTCTTTCTGACCACCAGTATAACTCATCGCTGTCCAGCCGCCCTTAAGCTCGAGAGTATTCACGTGCTGTTTCATAGCGGTCTGGAGATTCTGGTAAGCCCTTCCTACACCCTTGGAACCGAGTAGGAAGTTAGTCTCGGAGCCCGAACCTACTTCCACATCGTCAATGTTCTTCTGGATGCCGACTTCGGAGATCTGACCGTCTACGTTATCCACGATACCGTTCAGCCAGAGGTTATCCGTGCGGTCAATACCGTAAAGGGTTCCACCAGTTGCTACAACTGCCTGAACACCAGTTAACTCGTAACTCTTCAACCCAGAATCATTGTAGGCGTTCCCAGCAATGGTTACGATATCGGTGTCAACAGTGGAGGGATCTCCACCTGCTTCCATCTTGAACTGGGTGTCAGACTCGATGGAAAGTATTTTCTTTTCTTCCACGTGCTCACTGCGTTGGGTGCCGTCCGACTCTTTAATATCCACGAGCATCCCTTCAGCCAGATACATAGTCGTATCAACATTAACCGTCAATACGTTGTCCGAGTAAGCTTCCTGAGAGGAAACGGTTGCTATTACACCATCACCCTCACCGATTACCTGACGGGAAAGATCCAGTCTTGCGTCAGTTTCGCAGTCGGAAATTTCCTGCTCCAACATATTGGCGAAAGCACCCACGTTGTTCTTGGATGCTTCGATGGTTTTATCCGTTAACCTGAACCGAGCAAAGATGTTCTTGGTATTCCAAACAGCTTGCTTGGTCTGGCGAGCTTGCGGTGTGGGGAGGGTCCCGTCATCACTACGGTTACCGATACCCCCGACCCTACCGTATCTCAGGGCCATCCTGATTTCCTTACCTACTACGTTCTCGCTGTTCTTTTCGATCTGTGCCAGCAGTGCACTGGCCTTGTCGTTCAACTGATACCGAAGACCAGGAAGGTAGTAAATCTTCAGAGCTTCTTCGATAGCAGACATATTCAGTCCTGTATAAGACATTTGCTATTCCTCCTTATTTCGAACCTCCTCCAGCCATACGTTGGAAAAAGTTCATGGTCGCTTTTTTAGCGTCCTTAGTTGATTTGATTTCCTCGGGAGGAGAAGCAACTGGCTCACCGTGTTGGTCACCCAATACTGGGGGTGGCTGTTTTTGCTTAACCTCCTGGGCATACTGTTTCAAAATCTCCTGCTTGATAGAGGGATCTTGGAGGATTCTCTGCCGCACCTCATTGTTCTGAAGGATATCCTCGGTGTTTTGAGGTTGAGACGTTTGCTGTTGAGGGTTGCGAGCCTTCGCCATACCGTAAACAACCTCCACAGCATTAGGCAAGGCGGCAAGGTATTGCCCCTGCTCGTTAATAATCTCCTGCATCTGGGGCTGGAGATCATCAAAATCGGGATACCTTTGCTTGGCCTCTTCCACCTGCTGTTGGAAGCGTTTAGTGCTTTGTTCAATCTGGCGTTCTCGCTGGATAGGCTCTACATGCTGGCGAACCCTTCTGTTAATTTCTTCATCCAGAGCTTGCTGGGGGTTCTCGTAAAACCTGTCCAACCACTCCTGCTTTTTCGCCTCAATCTCTTCAGCCGTAGGTTGCGGTTGCTGGGGTTGACGTTGCTGATACAGGAATTGCTGGAGTTGCGAAACCTGTCCTCGCAATTGTTCCAACTCTTGCCTTGCTCTGGCACCGTCCTGCCCATACTCAGAGATCCTTTTTTCGGCTTGTTGGTAAGCCTCGATTAAATCTTCCTGGGTATCAAACTTGCCCAGGATCTTTTGTTCCTCTACCGTTTTTTGTTCTACGGGTGCCTCTTCTTGCACAGGCTCTTCCCCCGTAGACTCGGTGGGAACTTCCTCTTCCGACTGATAAGTTTGCAGAAAGTCCTGCAAGCTATCATAAGTCGGCTCCTCCGTTTCCTGTGCCTGTTGGGGTTCAGGTTCTACAGGTTGTTCCACAGGAGCCTCGGTTGATTCGGGCTCCTCCCCAAATAATTGTAAATTCATCGCTGGCCTTTGCAGGTTATCAGCTATCATTAAAACTCCTCCTTAAATTGAAAGACCGCCTTCAGGAGGCGGCTCTTCTTCTATAGGTTGTGCCCCAGGTGGGGGTGCTAAAAACTCCAAGTGCTGATCTACGTGCTGTTGGAAGAATTCCTCCAGCATCGGATTTTCCATCATCGCTTCTTCATATTCTACGGTTAAGCGGAATTTGTTATGCCTTTCTATATGAAGCAGATGATCGTCATACGGGAATACGGGAGCTTCTTGGAAGTTGGAGAGCATGATATTTTGACGCTCTGCCTTGGCAATGTGAAGCTGTGCTTCGCTGTCAGCCGACTCCCAGTTCCCAAGATCGATCATTTCGAATATCTTGGACTTCATACTTGGTTCGATAATACCCTCTTCGTTATGGAACAGACCTGAAGAGAGCAGATCAAAAACCATCTGCCTTCTCTGTGCTGGCGATTCTGCCATGGCACTAAAGGGTTCCACATAAACATCATCCGAGCTTATATCAGAACCAGTCCAGTCTAAGAATTCCACCACATTGTCTTCACCGATAGCTTTAAGGATTCTCACTCCAGAGACAAAAATCTGGTGGAACCTGAGCCACATCTTACCGCAATTAACCAGAAAGTTTTCTACGTTCTTAGCGGTAGCCGATAAGCGTGTATCGTCCTGCTCGAGTGCAATACTCATTGCCACTCCAGATTTAACCCCAGGTGGTGCCTTGGATTGCTTGGAAAGATCCGAGGTCCCCGAGAAGACGTTAATCTCCTGTAACAGGGCGGCCTCCTCCGTGTCAAAGGCAGTGGGAAGCTGTTGGTTCCTCACCTGCTGTGGAGGGTTAAAACCCCTCTGGTAAACAAACATATACCCAGGCTGGCCTACATTTTCCTGTAAATCATCTAAATCCGTGGAACCTTCTTCCACTAAATACTGTCCGATAGCTACACGGTTTAAGAATTCTGCCTTACGGTTCCTTAAAGCGTTATACCGCCTCTGGACAGGAATAAGTCGGTCAACCACGCACCTGCCCCAAAATACGCCAGGGCGTTTGATGGAAACTACCCGTTCTATAGGAATGACAAGTTCGTTCTCGTCACCCACGGGGCAGTATATCTTGCCTTCGTGCAGGAGTTTGCCGTTTGCCACAATAATATGGCGACCCTCTGGGAATTTTTTAGAAGGAATTTCCCAGTATTCCTTGACAATAGCATGATTCTTTAGTTGTGTGGAGGTGAACAGATTGTTATAACCTCCGCTAAATCCAGCACCTGCTAAAGACTTCTGCAGTTTGACAGAAGTAGCTGGCTCCGCATCCACCTTTACCCCCCATATTTCTTTAATTTCATCTATATGGATGGCTCTTGCGTGTATAATGCTTTTACAATCCTTGATATCGTTACGGAAATTAGAATCGGGGAAAATCTCGTAAGGTGGAACAACTACCGTGCTTAAACCACCCTCACGAATTTCGATGTGTTCCTCTTCTGGTTCCTGGGTTTTCTCATTAACCGTTTCAACCGTTATATTGCCGACAATAGGACCTTTATTAGGGTTCCATATACTCTTCAAAAAACAGGTTCCCGTAGTCTCGGACCACGAAAAAACCTCTGCCATTTGTGAGCTAATACCCTGTTCGTAGTAAAGATTGCGGAGCAACTGGGAGCTTACCCTTGCCGACCTCGCATCTTTTGAAGAGTTGGTGGGGGCACGGGCTTTGAGAATGGGTTTCATGTTGGTCAGCCGTGCGATACGTGTTTCTACCACGGGGGCGATCTGGTTAAAGACCTCTCGCTCCTGCCAAGCATACATTTTGTCAACTTCTTCGACCACCATCCTGTGTGGGTCAATATCACAGTATTGGTGCCCCTCGATCATATTCACGTTCAACTGCCACTGCAGTTCGTAAAGCTGGCGGTCCTTGCGTCTGCGTTCATATTCTTCGTCCACATAAGAAACAAGGTCTGCATTAGATACCAGACCTGCTTTCTCCCTATCGGTCTTTTTCCCTAAACCCAGCAATTAATCACCCCCTTCTCCACGGCCTTTCTCGAAATCAATTGTCCCCCTGCTCTTGGGGGGAGGCTTATTACTAACCCCCTTGTTAAATTCACCCCAATCCTTTGCTGAGAGTAAATTTAGCAAGGTCTTCAGTTCACGGGAAAACCAGTATTGTTGTGATATGATAAATACTAATAAGACAAAGCAAAGGATCTCGGCAAACAATTAAGCCTCACTCCCCACTTCGAATGTTTTTTTATGCTTGCTTTTGACATGACCTCCCAGCTTGGCAGGGCTGTAGAAAACCTCATCGCAGTGGGGGCAGGGAAACTCTCTACCATCGTGCGTTTCCTTGAGTCTTTTTTCTTCATCCTGCTCTTCCAGCCGACTGATACGCTCGAACAAACCCTGTCGGTCCTCTTCGATTAACGCATCCATGATAGATCTCCTGCAGTCACCGCAAATATTTGTCAGAAGCATAAGCGGCCCCTCGGGGTTGCCTATGAAATATTCGGCAGGATTGCGGCAGTTAAACGTCTCGCAGAATATCTTCATGCCTTTGTTGGAAAAAATCTTAGCTTTCATTATTATTCCTCCTAATATCCCCTCATAGCGTCTGCTGGCCTACGCTGATGGTTGACCTTGCTCTGCACTGGTTTACCTGCATTTTGGAAAGCCTTCAGCAAAGCCGTTTGTTCCATAGGGTTTTCCTTTTTATTTTTCATATACCAATACGGTGCAGGGGCATGATCCTTGGGAGGGCTACCATAAGGCCCTGTATATTGGTTAGGCATTTGAGGTTGGAGAACCCTGTGCCCTGAAAGTTTCGTATCTGGCCTCATCCTGTTACGCATTCCCAAACCCCCTATAATAGTTTTTTTGTATCAGATCTTCGTGCAAGCTTATCTTTGTGAGCCGCTATAATACCTTTACGCTCCTCTTCCTTCTTCTTGCTACCACGGGAGTGCCACGCCTGAAGACCCATACCAAAAGCGTCATAGGCATGGTCATAATCGGAATCGGCAACCTTCTCAGGGTCGTTATCATCGACAACTAAAAGGGGGATACTTTCAATCAACTTCGTGCAGTTGTCCATAATCCTTACCTTCGAGGTCATCTGTCCTGTATTCTCGTCCAAGATGGGCTCGAAATACTCGTGCATAACAGCTTTACGGTGTATCCTGTCAGTTCGCCTGTCCTTGGGAGGCTGAATACACCTGGAAACACCGCCCTCATAGTAATAATCTATAATAGCCTTACCAGTTTCGGGATGACGGTTGTAAGCGTCCCTTCCCGTTACCGTGAAAGCTATATCCTCGGAAACTTCCTTACCGTTTTGATCCTTCATTTTGCTCATAGCGGTAACTTGTTTGGCCTGAGCAGAATATGTGAGCCTTTTCTCTGACCTCTCCCGTGTAAACTCCCTGTAAACATAAACTATGCCGTCACCGTCTACCGCAAACCAATACCAACAAAAGGGATCTGTATAGCCAGGGTCGTTTGCCCTCCATCTATACCACCAATCTGGAGGGTCGAAAGATTCGATGACATGAACATCCCTCGAAAACTCGGGGAATGCCGTCCCCTCACCTGCAGAAAAGGCTTCTTCTACCGTGGCAGGATATTCTTGGAGGACAGCCTCGCCCAGTGCTCTTTTAGTGGCCTCATACCACTCCTCATCCCTTCTGGGGTCGGTAGACCATGGTAAAAAGATATAAGCGAAACCGTTTGCTTCACGCATAGCCTCCCTGAAGATAAATTCAAAAAGCGAACCACGCCTGTTGGTGGACAACCCTATCACCTGTCCCCCTGTGGGACGGTTAATTGTAGGGTAAGCCGCAGTCCATATCTCGCTTGCCCACATCTGGAACGCCCACTCATCAAGTATGACAAGGTTTGCTGTAAAGGAACGACCAGAATCGGGAGATGCGGTCATGGACTGAAAGGTAGAAGGCTGACCTTCATAATGGTGGATAGTCACGGAAAGAACCGTAGCCTCCCATGTCAACCCTGCCCAATCTTTAGGGGCCATTTTCTTCTCCCTGATCAACCACTTGGGTAAACCCTGCAGAATGAAAACTATACGCCTGATAAGCTCTTTTGCGTCAGGGTCCTCCCTCTTGGAGAGAGCAACCACGGAATAACCCTGCTGAAACAGCATCCTCCATACCGCATAAGATAAAACAAGCCATGTCAAACCAAGCTGACGGGCTTTCAGGACAACCGTAAGCCTGTTTTCCAATATCTTGTCCAGTGCTTCCTTCTGACCGCTCCACATTTTAAAAGGTATAGATATCTCGGGGGAGTCACGGTCCTCTATTTTAACAGCCTCTTTTATAAATCTGTGGCAGTTATTGCTCCAACCCTTGAATTGTTTCATGATTTTAGCCGTAGCTCTTGCTACCAAGTCTTCACGTTCCATAACATCACCTTTTGGCAGAGGGGCAAGGGGTCGAACCCTGTTCTGTGGATTTGGAGTCCACCGTTTTCCCAGTTAAACTACCCCTCCCTAAGTAATATACCGCCCGAGTTGGACGGTATAAGTTTTTTTATTATCGCATTGGTTCACGTGGCGGCGGTGCTCCTGGTGGGGGTGTCCCTCCTGCTGTGGACGGTCCCCCTGGTGGAGGCCCTGGTGGTGGGCCTTGAGGTTGTCCACCTTGCTGTCCCTCTACCCCACCTAATACCGCATCCATTAAAGTTCCTACAATCTGTCTTAACTCGGAAATTTCCAGTTTAAGACGGTCCATTTCGCTACCTTCTCCACCTTCGGGAGGTCTTTCAGGCGGTGGCCCTCCTGGTGGAGGTCCTGGCGGCGGTCCTCCCATTTCTCTGGGTGGTTGTAATTCTGGCATAAGATCACTCCTTAAGCTTTTTTAATTCTTCTTCGTGAACACATTTTTCAAATGCATGAATGTAGTGTGAGCAATTACCGCAGTTATTGTTCACATCATTCATCGGGTGGGAAAAATATTCCCCAGGACGGTCATAATAAAAACAATTGTTCATGAAACCCCCCTCTCTAAATATATCCTATATTTTAAAATCCTCGTGTGCTTTACTCAGACTTTCCTGAAGGGGTGTGTGATATTTATCGAATGGTAATATACCCGTCAGAGGAAAACGGGCGTTCCTGAAAGGCACAGAAGGTTAACTATGTAATTAACCTTCGAGAAGAAATTAATTTTCTCTAATATGGTTCCAGAGTCCGATTGCCTCCCTTTCCGCTTGCTTTAAGGCATCTTGTAATCGCCCGTAGTAATATTCTGCCTTATACCCCTTGACCTCGACCTTTTCCATTTCTTCCCTGCACTCTTTCATTTTTTCCACAATCTCCCTCGTAGCCATCAACCTTCCCTCCTTTAAGGGTTATTCTTCAAAATATTTACAACGATAGACCAAAGCTACAGGAAGATTTTGTAGTTTACTGTTTAATTCATCAACCTCTGTTTCTATTTTAGCTTTTAACCTCTTCACTTCTGGTATATATTTACAAACAAAACCGTGTTGGCAAAGATTGCAATTCATTTATCCCTCCACCTTTCTTTACCAAGTCCTTGCTGGACCAACGTCCACATGAACATGGCTACTATACGAACTGCCTATACCGCCGTCACCGAAGAATTTTTTCGCCGCCTCTGCCAGTTCTGCCAAACTCACACCGTCAGCCACAATATCTGCGGCCTCGCCTGACATATGCCTCGATGACGGAGCCCCACCTACCCTTTTATTGTGAGCAGGGTCTCTATATCCCGATGTTACCCTAATAGGAACGCCCAGATAATCTCTTAACTGTTGAAGGCGGTGGACAAGCTCGGGGGAGACCTTGATAGAACCATCCCCTTTAGAGGCGAATTCCTCGGCCTGAAAGTTCTTTGTAATCTGGCCTGGGGAGGTTACATAGTCCATAGCCTTGATCTGTGGGTCTAAATGGGAAATATCGGGTGACTGAGGCGTTTGCATATTATGATGCGTGGGTCTGGAAAGGTTACCCTGGAAGGGACCCTGGTATTCTGGAAGACTTGGTCTCTCAATAGGCGGTGGCCTTCGCTGTAAACCCAAATCCTGGGCCGTCTGCTGAACCTGGGAAAGTAGATTGGCTATATCATGGGTCTGGGAACCCTTCATCCCCTCCTTAAAGCTCTTAACCTGCGGTGGTTCTTTGAAATTCTGCAAGGATACACCCCCTTACCGCTCTCCGTTTATAAGTATTCAATTTGAAAATTTTCTGGCCTCATCCACTCGTTGAGTTGCCTATCCATGTTATTTTTACCGAATAAAGCCTCAGCAGTCTTAATACGGTGCCATTTTCGGAATTCTGGGCTGTTGATAAGCTTGTTAAAAGCCTCTTTACGGTTTTGACGCTGGGATTTATGCTTCTGGCTCTCTGCCTGAACCCCAGATTCGTTATGAATAAGCCTAATAGCGGTGGCGTTTTTGTTACGATGCTGTCCACCAGGGCCAGAACCCTTAAAGGGCTGGATGGTGAAGTCGTTTTTAGTGATCGAGTGTAATAACTCTCTCTCTTTTTTCACCTTTATCCCTCCCAAAATTGGAAAAAATACCCATGTCGATTATATCGATATTTATTGCTATTCCTCCACGGGCTGAGGAAGCTAAAATAGGGGTCAAAATTTCCAGTTGTTACTCATGTTTATAGATTTCTTTAATATGTTACTCATGTTTATAGATCTCTTTGATATCCCACTCCCCTGCCTCCAGTTCTTTTATGGAGATGCTAATTGTCTCGTTCTTGTTCTTTCTCCATTGAGCCCCCAGGGTGTATCCAACCATATCAAAACCTCTGTCAGATACATGAGAGATGACACCTATAACCTTCCTGTCTGTGTTTTCCACGAGAATCCCATACCCTGCTTTAAGTTTGGCTCTATCGAGTTCAGCGACAGTATAAGTTTGGTAATTGATAACGTCAGAGAGTTCCATTCAAGTCCCTCCTATGGGCCAAAATTTGAGTTTTATATAATATTTTTGCTGGCATTATGCGGAGGAGGAGTCCCAAATTTGGTGTTAAGGAATCGGAGAGGAGATATATGGATGTTATCTTGGTTCCATACACCCCCTAACGACACACGTGGGGGGGGTCACCCCTCCAACGTCCTATAATGAACATTATGTCAACCGAACTCCACGGATACCGATACCAGGCTGTCTCACAGCGTTGGACTTTTTTTCTGCTGGGAGAATACAGGGCAATCGTGCTACTACTATTCATCCAAAAGTTGGGCAATCTCTTCGTCTGTCATGTCCTTGAGCCCCGATAGCTGGACTGGTCCACCGTCTTTCCCCGTCACCTCCATGGCTTCCTTGTGCTGTCCCAGTAGCTGATAGTATAGCTTGAGTGCCTGTGTATCCTTTGCCATGCGTTGGCGTAGGCACTCCCAGGCGTATGGGAGCATTTTAAAGGCGTGTTTGCGTATCTCTACCTCTATAGCCCTCTGCACCCGTGGGTCCGCATTCCATCGATATATGGTGTTCCGATTGACGTTAAGCTCCTCTGCCAGTTGCCCTGCAGTCTTGCCAGAGTTGGCTGGGTCGGCAATTAATTCGACATACTTGACCTGGCGGGCACTCAACGCATCCTTCCCCACTTTTTTTTCCTTCCCTTTACCCATCTAAAATCACCTCTCATCTCCGTGCTCATCGGGGTCTATGCCCGTTTCCCTCTTACAGCTTATTCTGCAAAGCACACGTATTTTTTACCCCTCTCTTTGTATTGCTCTCATGGGGGTTTAGCAAACTTTTTCTTCTTTTTTTCCTCAAGATAGTTGACATTCCGAACATCTTGTAGTAGTATATAGATAGTTCATCGACAACAGCATACCGACACCGAGCGGCACCGCAGACACATGCGGAACAGAGACCTGGAAGTCCGAGGGTGCTTAACGGAGTGGGTATGTAATAGCGAGGGGCACAAGGCGAACTGAGCCTGTGCTGTGTGAGTCCATCCTGTCAATACCTCCCGAGGGCAGAGCCTACACCTGCTGGCCTTAAGGAGGAGGGTGCCATGATATGAGCCCCCATTGGAGACAGTATGTGAGAAATCCTCAGCATCAACCCCGAAGGCAAGCTTCCAAGGCTTGCTTGAGCCCATTAAGGTGGGTTCAAATTAACCTTGGAGGTGCAACAATGATTAAGAATTGCCATGTATGCGGAATATGGATTCCCCAGGTTCCCGAGTGGATGGAGTGGGAAGAAGGTTTGTGCAATTCCTGTTATGATACACTCAAAAAAGCAGAGGAGGAGGTTTAACAATGAAAGCTACACTTAAGGAAAAGGCCAAGACCATCAGGAAGGAACTTAAGCAAAGAGGTATTAAGGCCAGTGTGAGAATGAGTGGAGGCGGTGCTATTAACATTGATTTGAAGGACCTGACCGTCAACAAAGAAGAGGTTGAGGAGTTCGCCAAGCAGTTCGAAAGCATCCGCAGGTGTGAGGCTACACACGAAATCTTAGAAGGCGGTAATGACTTTATCTTTGTGCAATACGACTGGGACATACTCACTGAGGCAAGAGACAACTACTTGGACCTGGCAGAGCAGATAATTGCTGACAGGGACCCGAGATATTGCCCTGTAATAGCAGAGGTTGAAGACAAGCGTTTCATGTTCTTCCCAGGTAACAGCCAGGCCATGGATGCGTTGGTTATGAACACTTATGAAAGGCAAAGAGAATGGCAATATGCCGCATATAACAAATATGCCCTCGCTGAAGGATTGGCGATTATCGACCACCGTTATAATCTGGGGTTGTTAGAAACAATTGAGGTTTAAACTCAAAGGAGGTATAATTATGACAAAGGAAAGGAAACATTATATCTACATTAATCCCCGTGGTTTTACCAATGAGTTCTTTGTGTGTAGTGTCACCAAGGATATGTTATGCAAAGCCGCAGTGCTGATATTCCAATGTAAAAAAGGGAACGGACACGCCAAATTCATCACCCGTAAAGAAGCCGAAAAAATAACTGCTGGAGAAAGGCGAAAAGCCAGAGAGCAAAAGAAAATGGGTCTTAATCTGGCCCAGAACCCTGTAGGTGCTACGGAAATACTCCCGTTCTTGGCAGTGGTGGACCATCAGAATAATATCAGGCTCTATCCCGATGGCATATAAGGAGGTAAAAACAATGATAAGCGAAAAGGAAATCATGATGGATATGGAAACAAAGCCAACAGAGGACTTGATTGAGATTGCCAAGACTTTATCAGACCTGCCAGCAAGGTTATTAACACTTGACCTTATTTATTACATGGACGCAATCAAAAACGAGCTAACAGAAAGAGGACTTTACTGAAATCGAAACGGGGCTTAGGCCCCGTCAGTAGGGGATAGCCTCCCTGCTCTGATGAGACAGGCTAA